TCTAGTAGAAATATCGTTAAGGATAAGGTTCTCGTAAACCTTAAGGAGTACACAGGTCCAGCAGATCCAACAGATGCTACCTCTCCTTCAACATTCAAGGTTGCAAGAGAAACTCTCTTAACAGCACAACGTCTTTTATTAGACACAGGTAATCTCAACGTTTTCCATCAGTCAATAGGTTCATTAACCTTGCTTGATGACTACAGACGTTGGAGAGACAGAGTATTCGCAGACGAGCTATTCAAGGCAGAAGCAAACGGCAATTCTTCATCTAGTCAGGGTGGTTACTACTATCCCGGTGGTGATGCAAAAGCTGCTGCTGCTCCTTTCTTCACATACGCTGCTGGTGTATCAGCTAAGTTCGATGTGAAGACAGACCTTCTTCAGGTCGTCAAAGATATGCGTAAGAGAAACGTACCAACTTTCTCTGACGGCTACTACAGATGTATTGCTGATCCAACAGCAATGATGCATCTTCGCCAGAACGACGCATTTAGAGAGATTGCTCGTTATGCAGGTAACGGCATGGTTAACCCTATGTCTCCTGAGCAAGCTCCTAACGCCAACTTCTTCCAAGGAATGGGACCAGCTTATGGTCAAGCTGGATTCGTTGCTGGACAACCAGTGATGCCCAGTGGCTTCCTCTTTGAGGGAGTTAGATGGTTCGAATCAACCAACCTTCCAGAGAAATCTATCAGTGCAAGCATCGCTGCTGCACCGGGTGGAGCTGGAGCTGCAACATACACAGCAGCGCCAATGTTGTTCTTTGGACCACAGGCAGTTGGTGTTGGTATTGGTGGCAATAATGCCCAAATCTTATTAAACAATAATGATGACTTTTCACGCTTCATCATTATGATTTGGTCACTTTTTGCTGGTTTTGAAATCCTTAATAAGGACTTCATAACTGTTGCTTACTCATTCGTATATTGAGGAGGTAACTAATAACAATGGCAAAGAAAATTTTTCCGGGTAACTGGGTCACAACCCTTTCTAGTTATCAAGGTCAGCCAGTTGTGGCTGTTCCCGGTAGACAGTACTACCAAAAAATAGGTTATGCACTCGTTGACGGCACCGGTGGTACCGAATTCGATGTAACTATCCCTAGTCCAGATATGCGTGGCGACGATAAAGTTCGTGCGAATATCACAGGTTTAACTCTTCCAGCAGGCGCAAACGTGTATCACGTTGGTGTTCGTGTTCCTGACCTTCGTAAGGACAGAGCAGTTGGATCAGCAACTTCTGGGCTTGTAGGTACTAATGGCGATACAATCGCTGTTAAGGATGCAGCAGCTTCAGCCGCTGACACTATCTCAACTACTGTGGTTTCTACACCAACAGTTGCTGTAGCTGGTGGAACAATTGCTCCTACTTCTGCAAAGAATGGAGTTGTTGAGGCTAAGACTCTTGCTGGAGCAGAGACCCTTAAGGTCTATGTAAGAAATGCAGCAGGAAACGGTGCTGGTACAGCTATCACCTCTACACAAGCAGGTGGTACACCAATCATCGTCGAAGTAGCTTATTTCGTCGAAGATGATGTCGCTGGTTTAGATAGCACATTTATTCCTTACATCACAGAGACCTAAATCCATAGGTTTCTCACTACAATAAGGGCATCTCAATTAGGGGTGCCCTTTTTTCATTTATGGCGCTATATCAAAATACAAAGAACGGTCAAGTTGTCGAGTTCATTGGACATCACGATAAGGACTGGGCGATGGTCAAGAACGCAACAGGTGTCGTAGCTTATGTTGCTTTAGACGATTTAGTTTCTTACGAAGTAGGTAAAGGTAAAACTAATCAGAAGATTGAACCGCAATCGGCTGAGAAAGAAATAGATGAGGACAAGATTCCTGAGTCTGTAATACCACTTGATGCTCGTTTAAATCTCAACGTAGCCACAGCAGAATCAATAGCTAAACAAGTTAAAGGTATTGGATACGCTACTGCTAAGAAGATATTAGAGTTAAGACTCTCACTGCCCGGAGAAAGATTTAAGAACTTAGATCAACTCAGAAAGATTGGAAGAGTTGATTGGGATGAGGTCTTTAAAGAAGACTTAATATACATTAGTTAAAAAGCCTAGAATAAAGCGAAAGTCGCCTTCTATAAAGATTGGAGCTTAACGACTACGAAAAAAGCCGTGCAAGGTTCCATCTCGGCTATAACACTGGAGCGAATTTACCTGCTGGTGATATTGCTCGTCTAGAAGAGGCGATGGCTCGTGTTCCTGATAGTTATTTTTACGACAGGATTATTGAGCATTTGAATCGTTGCGATAAGGCTTACAGATTATCTCAGGTATTTAAGTCTGAGACATCTCCGCAGCCCAATATGGTTCAGAGCATATCAGGGGATACGACAAGGCAAATCTTGCAGTCGGATCCTATTAAGGCTGATAAAACATATCGAGAGATTTATCTAAGAGAAGTTGATCGACTTGCTGAAACATTGTATGTCGCTAACTATCGAAGAGATGAAGTAAGGCGGTATGCATTTGATCGGTCTGGTTCTGAATTCATCATGGCTATTAAAGGGCCAGCGGATACAGCCGTAGGGACGAGGATAACTCAAGCTGTCGGATCACAAAACTGGAGGTAGTAATTCCTGATGACAAAATTTAATCCAAGAGATTGGTACCAAAAGAGAGGACAAGAAGAAATGATTGGCGAGGAAGAAGTTTCACCAGAGCCTGCAAATGAAGGTGCACCATCTGTTAATCCCGGTGCAGATAGAGCGAGAAATAATTTCTCAAATGAAACAGCCTTAATGCAGCAATACGGAGAAACAGGAAAACCAACTCCAGACCTTGCTGATGATTTCTATAGAAGTCTTCAGATCGGTAATGATTTTGGTATTCAAGGAGAGGATGCAGCGAAACAACAAGCAGAAGTTTCTGGAATGTATCCGGGTGTTGAGCAGCTAGGCACAGGCTCAGAAATGGAATTTGCTGACTCAGTTACCGATGCAGATAACAATAGAAGTACAGCTTTTGGTGCTAATGCGATAGCAGCTTTAGCTCAATCGAGTAAGACAGGTGCAGAAGTATTTGATGCTGTAACCCCAAGAATAGGTACTACAGATCCCGGTGTTGAGATTCCTCAAATCGGAGGACAGCCTGCAAATGTATCTAGTAAGCCTGACGAATTATTGCAAGAGCATAAGGCCAGAGTACCTAGCAAACTTGCAGCAATTCTTGGCGGAGGTCCAGTGGTATGACGAAAAAAGCCGATCCAATGAAATACAAAGAAGGCAATAAAAGAGCCTTCAGACCAAATGAATGGTATGTAGATAAGTTGAAAGAAAGAGAAGCTAATAATTTATTTACAAGCTCTAAAGGTGGGGTTCCAAATAATCCAGAGAATGCAAAATCATTTATCCCTTTACCAGCTCCGATAGATCCTTCTGGCTCAATGCAAGGGGATCAAGTTGTTAGAAGAAATCCATACGGAGATGGGGAGCAGATTGTTAATGGTGAAGCACCGATATTAACTAAGCCAAATCAACGTGGCTCTTCCTTTGACCCTCCTCCAGTCCCTATAGAAAAACCAGCAGTGGTACAACGAGAGGATCCAAAGAAGAAAAGAAAAGGGATGAGTACTAATCTTGGACTAATGAATTCAGGTCCACTCAGAGATATCTCTCCTTTGTAGTTATCTAATTTAAGTAAACTTTTAAAAGATAGGTAATTAAATGGCAACGAGTAGTTCAAACAAAATGCCGCTTCTGGTCGATAGACCATTACATTCGTTCGCAACACTTGGAGGAACGTCGGCATTAACAGATGGAACCAATCTGAATACACCATCACCAGCAGGATGTGTTCTATTGGTTGATTGTTCGGCAAACGATGGAGCGGTTGTAGATAGTCTTTCAGTCATTGCGAATGAGGCATCTATGACTTCCTCTAACGTTCTGATCTTTCTAAGTACTGCGACTACTGCTACATCAGTAACAACAGCTAATACTGCTTATGTTTGCGGTGCTGCTATAGGAAGTACATCTAAAGGAGAGAGAACCAATATCTCATTACCAGCTTTAAGTGTTCCTGTTCCAAACTTGGCTAGTCCAGCAGCTACAGCAACAGCATATCCAAGCGAATTAGATAAGAAGAATACAGGTTTATATGTTCCTTCTGGAGCACTGCTTTATTGCGGAGTCGATACAGTTATCACTTCTCCTAGTGCCAACTCAAGAGTTCATTTATTTGCCCAAGGCGGCTTCTTCTAAACCATGGCCTCACTTGCAGATACAGGCTCTTACCTAGATAATCTCTACCAGTCGAAGTTTGGCAGGAAACCAGACGCAGCAGGTAAAGCGTATTGGAAAAGTCAATTAGATTCAGGTAAAGCGACTGCTGCAAGTGTCGCAGCAGCTTTTGATGCATCATCAGAAGCTAAAGATCGTGCATCTAAAGGAGTAGCTCAGGGTGTAGCTGATACAGCATCATTTGAAGCGGCAAAAGCAGCGAACGCAGCTAAAGCTCCTGCTCC